ACTCCACAAAGGTTGTTGTACCTGTCAGAGACTCCGCAAGTAGAGGAAGAAGCCGCAAAGTCTAAGTTTCTTGTCGAATCTTGGGATTCCATAAAGGATGAACCAGTTGAGTGGCTCATAGAGTCCATCATCCCAAAGCGTAGCTTTGTTGCCCTCTTTGCACCCCCTGCCAGTTGGAAGTCATTTATTGCCTTGGACTTGGCAGAGGCGATAGCTACTGGCAGGGATTGGATGGGCTACAAAATACCCAAGAAAGGGGCTGTATTGTTCATTTCTGGTGAGGGTCATGGCGGTATGGGCGCTAGAGTTAAGGCTTGCAAAATACAGAACAACAGTCCAGATGGCGCAAATATGTATGTCATAAGGGCGCAAATCAACATCAGGTCAAGCCAAGAGGACTTTGATGCACTGGTAGCTGCCATCAACGAGTTAGTGGCGCAAATAGATGAACCCCTTGAAATCATCATCTTGGATACCCTGATGCGTATGTCAGGCGGCAACTTTAATGAGAACTCATCAGAGGATATGGGTGGCTTTATCGCCCAAACAGGCAAGCTGCAGCAACTCTACAACTGCGCCTTGATGGTTATTCACCACTCGGGAAAGCACATAAAGGGACTCAGAGGTCATAGTTCCCTGCTTGGTGCGGTGGATACTGAACTCGAAATAACCAGACAAGATAGCGTTATCAACTCAGCAGACCCGTCAGTTATTGGCAATGCAATCCTGACTGTATCTAAGCAAAAGGATGGTGCGGATTCTATCGTTGTGGGCATTGAGGTCGTACTGGTGGAGATTGGAATATCGTCACTTGGCTTTGAAATCACCACTTCATTAGCCGTTAGGCAGAACCAAGACATAGCTGGTAGCAACCCTAAAGGGTCTAAAAACAATGCTGGTAGCGGTGGGAATCAGAAGATTGAGATGGATTCTTTGTATAAAGCGATTAAGGCTAAAGGCTCATATCGTGTAGTAGATGGTTCTAGTAGGTTTGGCGTGAGTTTGGATGATTGGAAGGATGAATTCTGGAGCATGAAGGGCTGTACAGAGGATGATAAGGCAGCCTTTAAGAAGGCTTGGCTACGGGCAAGGGAGAGACTTGTAGCCGTTAATAAGGTTGTAATTGGCTCTGGTTGGGTTTGGTTAAAGCCTACTTCAGAGATTTAGATGCTGTATATTCATCCAGTGACAAACGAGACAAATGGGGACAAATGTCCCAAATGTCTCTGCGAGGAAGAGGGGACAAACCACCCCTTGTATATATACAAGGGGTTTGTCTCCTGTCGGTTTGTCTCTTTGTCTTTTGGTTAAGGAGTTTTAAAAATGGTTAGATCAAGGTCAAGGAAAGATGTTCCAGATGTTCAAGTGCCGAAGCGTCAGGCTACGCAGTGGGAGATTCAGTCTAACGCTGTGCTGGTGGAACTTGAGCGTAAAAAGGGTCAACACTACGAGAAATGGGGTGTTGATCGATTGATTACTTTAGTTGACATTGAGTTTAGGACTAAGTTTTGGGTTCAGATGGGTAGAGTTTGGGATGCTCTGGACTTGGGTGACATCGACAAGCTGCATAAAGCAGTTAACGGGATGTGCAAGGGTTTCGATGCGTTGGAGACTTGGGCTTTGGAAAATGAGATTGAACCCAACCCGCCCATCCAGTTCCTTGAATGGAAGTCAGTCAAGGGAGTTGTGATGGTGGTGGTCAGGACAGAGATCGAAGCTGTTGAATTGCAGAAGCATCGCAAAGATATAAACAACGGGAACATCTGGACATTGCAAGAGATTGAGGTTTTCTTGCAAGAGCCTGAGGTGCAGACCATCATTAGAGCGAAGGCACTGTTCCCAACTGCAAGGATTACCAAGTTCACGCCCAAAGAGGGATTTGGTCAGGGTTCAGGCTTTGATGACATGGAAGAAGACTTGGATGCGATCTTCTCTGGTGAGCCTTATGTGCCTAAGTACAAGCCAATTGGGACTAAGTAATGAATCGTGGTGGTAGACCGCCAAGCATCAACTCACGTTGGTTCTATCGTGAGTTAACGATGCCCGACAAGATCATCCTAGCCTGTGCTGGCGATGGAAACATATCTGATGGCTTTAGGAACGTACTTGATGCGTACCAAGTCCTATGGAATTGCGGATACCGCCCTACAGTCGATTTATACGATTTCCTTGGGGTAGATAAGGATGACATAGAAAAGACTGTTGTAGGCGATTCTGATGCCTCCTAGCGGCATTCAAGTGGTTAGGTTTAGCACCGGTTTGCGAGGAACTTGATAATGCAAAATCGTTATCATGTACCCCGATAATGCACCACCCGCCTCTCTCCCCCTCCAGCACCAACCGAAAAATACTTTTCAGAATGCGAAATATAAAAGTTATCCACAGGTTATCCACAGATCGGAGGGCAAGTTATCCACATTTTGCCCATTTGGTTTCATTTCCAGTTGCAATTTGCAGATGCGTGTAACACTTTTAGATATTTAAAGTTAACATAATGGACATTGTATAAAGCCGTTTTTGTAAGCAATCTGTAAGCGTCTTGTAAAAGTCCAATGGAATCAATGACTTACAGAAGTTATCCACAGAATCCACAGATGCCTGTGGATAACTGTCTTATCATTTTGATAGGGGGGAGGGGGTGGTCGCTGGTCGTGATAATTGTGGGAGCCTCCTCTATCCTCAAGAAGGTAAATTGACTTTATTATGTGTTTGCGATACCTTAAGAGGGTGCTAATAAACAGGAAAAGCCATGTTGACTCAAGCTAGACTAAAAGACTTAATGACCTATGACGCTGACACTGGCGTATTCACCCGAATCAAATCTGTACAGCGATCTGGTCGCCGAGTGAGTGATATACCAAATACCCACGGATATCTTTCTGTCTGCATTGACTACAAAATTTATTTACAGCACCGAGTTGCTTGGTTGTACGTTTATGGCAAGTTCCCTGAAGGTCATTTAGACCACATAAACCGAGTAAAGACGGACAATCGCTTATGTAACTTAAGGGTGGTTACCGACTTTGAAAACAGCCAAAATACTCCACCAGCAAAAAACAACCTGTATCCCCATGTTCATTGGGTAGTCAAAAAAAATAGCTTTAGGGTGCGAATCAAGTCGGCGGGAAAGGCATACGCCAGATACTTTAAGTCTTTTGAAGACGCAAAAAAGTGTTCTGACGAATTTAGGAAAAAATACAAACCCTTATTCACTGTTGGTTAAGTCGGCAAAACGAAAAAGCGAAAATAGAAAAAAATAGGTGTTGGCGCAGGGAGTTCCGAATTAGTAATTAGATAACCATTGCGGAAATCATTCGGGTACTATGCGCCAACGCTGATAACTCTAGCATATTGAACCCTAATTTGCTATAGTCCCCACCTATCACGCCCACAACTCCCCAAGGACAATCGTGAAGATAGAGCAAATGGACAGCATCCAAGACGAGGTAGACCAACCAAGAAGAAGGCTGGCAGACCCAAGGGCGTATTCGGATTAAAGCGTCAGATACAGGAGTACGCAAGGAATCCTGACTTAGCCTTACCCAAAACCGACAACCAAAGAATCAAAGACCTGAAGGATATGCTTATCAGGTCGAGTGGTAAGGATGTTGTTGAGAAGATGATATCAATAGCGTTGAACGACAACCATCCTGCTCAAATGGCAGCTATCAAGATGTGTGTTGACCGCACCCTGCCTGTCTCCATGTTTGAGAAGGATAAGAGCCAGAGGAGTGCCATCACCATTAACATCACGGGCATAGGCGCACCCACAGTAGCCACAACGACAATAGACCAAGAAGAACCCAAGGACATTGAAGACATAGAGGCTAAAGATGGCTGATCTGAACTTTGCGCTACTGCCTTGGCAGCAGGAGGTGTATGCCGATAAGACAAGGTTCAAGGTCGTGGTGGCGGGGCGGCGGTGCGGTAAGTCAAGGTTAGCGGTAACGACTCTATTAATAGAGGGGTTGAGTTGCCCTGCAGGGTCTGCAGTTCTTTATGTAGCCCCAACTCAGGGACAGGCTAGGCAGATTGTGTGGGATGTACTTCTTGACGTAGGCAGGGAGATTATTCAGAGCAGCCATGTCAACAACATGGAAGTGACCTTGGTTAATGGCGCAAAGATATATGTTAGGGGAAGCGACAGACCCGACACATTGCGGGGAGTCTCATTGACCTATGCAGTCTTGGATGAGGTAGCTGACATTAAGCCTGAGACTTGGGAACAGGTGGTGAGAGCAAGTTTGTCAGACAAAAAGGGCAGAGCCATGATGATAGGCACACCCCGTGGAAGAAATTGGTTCTATGATTTGTACAACTTAGGTCAGGAGGGTAGTGACCCTGATTGGAAATCGTGGCACTTTACGACTCAGGACAACCCGCTTATTGACCCTAGCGAGATTGAGAGTGCGAAGAAGACCCTATCAAGTTTCGCCTTTAAGCAAGAGTATATGGCATCCTTTTCCAATGCTGGCTCAGATGTATTCAAGGAAGAATGGATTAAGTACGGGGTAGAACCTGAACATGGCTCTTACTTTGTAGCTGTTGACTTGGCTGGATTTGAGGAAGTTGCTAAACAGGCGGCTAATTCTAAGAAGCGTCTTGACCAGACAGCCATTGCTGTTGTCAAGGTAACTGATGATGGCAAGTGGTTTGTCAAAGAGATTGCTTACGGGCGGTGGGACATTCGGGAGACTGCTGCAACCATTCTGTTGAAGATGCGGGAATACCGACCTTTGAGTGTTGGAATTGAGCGAGGATCGTTAAAAAACGCTGTTTTGCCGTATTTGAGTGACTTAATGCGAAAAAATAATGTATATTCCCACATAGTTGACTTAACGCATGGCAACAGGAAAAAGACTGACAGGATTATCTGGAGTCTCCAAGGAAGGTTTGAGCATGGGCGTATTGTGCTGAACTCTGAGGAAGATTGGGATGAATTCAAAGATCAACTCTTGATGTTCCCCGCCAACGGAGTTCACGATGACTTGCCTGATGCTCTTTCCTACATTGACCAACTGGCTGTTACCTCATACTTCCAAGATGATGATGAAGATGAGTGGGAACCGCTAGACATAATTTCAGGATTCTAAATGGCAACTGACAAACTAGAACAAAGCGAATTTTATGAGCCTACTGAGGCTGATAAAGAGTTGACCGATTTCATTACTAGCCACTGCAACAAGTGGAGAGATTGGCGAGATACAAATTTCTTGCCTGATTACTTAGAGTACGAGCGCATCTTCCGTGGACAATGGGCTTCTGAAGACAAGACCCGTGAGTCTGAGCGTAGCCGTATCGTTACCCCCGCTACCCAACAAGCTGTTGAGACTCGCCATGCTGAGATCATGGAAGCTATCTTTGGTCAAGGCGACTTCTTTGACATTGAAGACAATATCCAAGACATAGGTGGAAACCCTATAGATGTTGAGTTGATTAAGGCTCAACTGATGGAAGACTTCAAGAAAGACAAGATCAGAAAAGCTATCGACCAGATCGAGTTGATGGCTGAAATCTATGGTACAGGCATTGGCGAGATTGTCGTAATGACCGAGACAGAGTATGTACCTTCTACTCAAGCTATCCCTAATATGCAGGGTCAGGCGGCAATTGGTGTAATGCAGAGAGACAGGATTGCGGTCAAGATTTCTCCTGTAAACCCAAAGAACTTTTTGTTCGACCCGAATGGTGTTTCTGTAAACGACTGTATGGGCGTGGCTATTGAGAAATACGTCTCAATCCACAAGATTGTAGAGGGAATCGAAAAAGGCATTTACCGCAAGGTAAACATCACGCCCACCTACGAAGACACTGACTTAGAAGCTACTCAAGAGGTATCACAGTACCAAGACGAGAAGGTTCTGTTGTTGACATACTACGGGTTAGTACCCCGTGAGTATTTGAACAACTTAAAAGAAAACAAAGACATAGTTGAGTTGTTTCCTGAGAATTCAGCGGCAGAAGATTATTCAGACATGGTTGAAGCCATTGTCGTGATTGCCAATGATGGTATGTTGTTAAAGGCTGAAGAAAACCCTTACATGATGAAAGATAGACCTGTGTTGTCCTACCAAGACGATACAGTTCCAAACCGCCTGTTGGGGCGAGGTACAGTGGAAAAAGCCTTCAATATGCAAAAAGCTATTGATGCTCAGACTCGCGCTCACTTGGATTCGCTTGCTTTAACCACTGCCCCTATGGTTGCGATGGATGCAACTAGACTTCCAAGAGGTATGAAGTTTGAAGTTAAGGCTGGTAAAGCCATTCTTACCAATGGCAACCCCAATGAGATTTTGTATCCATTCAAGTTTGGTCAGAGTGACCCCAATAACCTAGCAACTGCCAAAGAGTTTGAGCGTATGCTGTTGCAAGCAACGGGTACGCTGGACTCTAACGGCATGGTTTCACAGGCAAGCCGTGATGGTGGTGGTATGTCGATGGCGGTTGCCTCAATCATTAAGAAGTACAAGCGCACTTTGGTGAATTTTCAAGAAGATTTCTTGATTCCTTTCATAAAGCAAGCTGCTTTTAGGTATATGCAGTTTGACCCAGAGCGTTATCCTTCTGTGGACATGAATTTTGTGCCTACTGCTACCTTGGGCATCATTGCTAGAGAGTACGAACAACAGCAATTTATTGGTTTGTTGCAGACTTTGGGTGCTGATACCCCTGTTTTACCTATTTTGCTTAAAGGCATCATAGGAAACAGCAGCTTGTCCAACAGAATGGAGTTGATTGCCAAGTTGGATGAGATGATGCAGCCAAATCCTGAACAACAGCAGATGCAGCAGATGCAACAACAGTTGGCAATGCAAGCGGCACAGGCTCAGATTGCTGTTAGCACTACTCAAGCAGAGCAAAATCGTGCTGAAGCTACTAAATTGTCTGTTGAGGCGCAATTAATGCCGCAAGAAGTGCAAGCAAAGATGAGTGCAAGCCTGACTAAGAATCTTCCAAACCAAGACGATCTGGCTTCTAAGGAATTTGACAAGCGAGTCAAGATTGCTGAACTCATGTTGAAAGAAGCAGACATTAAAAACAAGTCAAAGATTGTTGAGTTGCAGATGGCAAACAAACAAGAGAATTTGCGTTCAGTTGAGAACGATTTTCTAGACCAATTGTCTGGAGCATTGAAATGAGTTTATTGCCAAACCTTGACCAGATGACAGATAACGAGAAGTTGGCTGTTCTTGAGTCTATTCAAAAGTCTATTGCCCAAAGCAAAGAGATACAAAAGAAGAAGATTGGTGAGAATGTTGACTTGGTTGTCCAAGCACTCAAGAAGATTGAGTATGACATTACTACCCGATTTGAGTCAGTTGGTAATTCTATTGAGAAACGAGTCTTGTCTATCAAAGACGGGCGTGATGGCTCTAATGGTAACGATGGTCGTGATGGTAAAGATGGCAAGTCAGGCAAAGATGGTCTAAAGGGCGAAAGAGGTCTTGACGGGCAAGCTGGTCGTGACGGGGTTAATGGAGTTGATGGTGTATCAGTAGTTAACGCAAACATTGACTTTGATGGTTCTTTGATTATTTCTTTGTCTGATGGTCGAGAGATAAATGTTGGTGAGGTTGTATCTGCTGATATTGCTGAAAAGATCAAAGTCATCAGCACAATGTCTACCAATGCGGCGGTTGGCATCAAAGACGAGGGAACTTCAATTTCCACAGGTGTTAAGACCATTAACTTTGTTGGTGCGGCGGTTACTGCTACCAATTCAGGTGACGATGTAACTGTAAATGTTAGTTCAGGTACAGGCACAGTCACAAGTGTTGCGGCTACTGGTGGTACAGGCATCAGCGTCAGTGGTAGCCCAATTACAACTACTGGCACTTTGACCATTACCAACACTGCACCAGATCAAACAGTAGTTTTGACTGCAAGCACAGGCATATCAACAAGTGGCACTTATCCTAGTTTCACAATTACAAATACCGCGCCAGATCAGACTGTTGCGCTAACTGCTGGTACAGGTATTAGCACCAGTGGGACTTATCCAAATTTCACTGTTACCAATTCTGCGCCAGATCAGACTGTTGCTTTGACCCAAGGCGGTACAACAACAATCACTGGTACTTATCCTAACTTCACCATTTCATCTGCTGACCAATTCCAAGGAACAGTTACAAGTGTGGCGGCAACAGTCCCTGCATTCTTATCTGTTACTGGTTCTCCTGTAACAACAACAGGGACATTGGCAATTGGATTGTCTGGTACTGCATTGCCTGTTCTTAATGGTGGTACAGGGATTACAGCTTTTGGAACTGGTGTTGCAACTGCTTTGGGTGTCAACACAGGCACTTCTGGTGCTTTTGTGGTTAATGGTGGTGCATTAGGTACTCCATCAAGCGGTACTGTTACTAACTTAACAGGCACAGCCTCTATCAACATCAACGGCACTGTTGGCGCTACCACAGCTTCTACTGGTGCATTTACCTCTGTCACAGCATCTACAACTCTAGGCGTGACAGGTGTCTCCACTTTACCTGGTGGTGCAGTGGTCGAAGGACTCACAGTCGGCAGAGGTGCTGGTGCTGTGGCTACCAACACTGCGGTGGGTGCTAGTGCTATTGCGGCAACTGCTACAGCAACTCGTTCAACTGCCGTAGGCTTTGAAGCACTTAAAGCGCTGACTTCTGGTGACCCCAATACGGCTGTTGGTGCTTATGCTTTGAACAAAAACACTACTGGAGCTGCCAATGTTGGTATTGGTGCTTATGCTTTAGAAGATAACACAACAGGAAGTTCAAATTCCGTTTTAGGAAATGAAGCCTTAGCCAATAACACAACTGGCTCGTCATGCGTGGCGGTGGGCGCATCAGCCCTCCAAGCCAACACCACAGCCTCCAACAACACTGCTGTGGGTTATCAGGCGGGGTACGCAAATACTACGGGGGCTGATAACACGGCTGTTGGACGCCTTGCCGCTTATACAACTAGCACAGGTTCTTTTAACTTTGCTGGCGGCGTCAATGCTTTGTATAGCAACACAACTGGCTCTTACAACGTAGCACTTGGTAAAGAAGCGCTCTTAGCCAACACCACAGCCTCACGCAACACTGCTGTGGGTTATCAGGCGGGGTACACAAACAGTACAGGTCAATACAATACTTTCTCAGGCTATCAAGCTGGATATTTGGCAACAGGGTCGGGCAATACTTTAATTGGCTACGCATCTGGCGTGTCAATCACTACTGGAACAAGCAACACATTCATTGGCGCAAACTCTTCTGGTCAAGGTTCTGGCGAGGCTGTAACCACAGGCTCCAAGAACACCATCATTGGCGCTTACTCAGGCAACCAAGGCGGCTTAGACATTCGCACAGCAAGCAACTACATCGTGCTGTCTGATGGGGATGGGAATCCGAGGGGATTTTATAATCCAAGTTTAACAACATGGACTCTTACGATTGCTAATGGAACTGGTGGATATACCATTAAAGACGATGGTTTAGGAAATCTTAAACGAGAAACATCATCAGCAAGATACAAAGATAACATTCGTGACTCTGAATATGGTCTTAATGCAGTCATGCAACTGCAATCAAGAATGTACGAAACCAAATTTGGAGGCCAAACAGATGTTGGTTTGATTGCAGAAGAAGTTGCATTGGTTATCCCAGAATTGACAATTTTTAACAAAGAGCAACAGCCAGATTCTGTTTCGTACGACAAATTTACTTCTGTTCTCATCAAAGCCATCCAAGAACAACAAGCCATAATCACATCACAAGCCGCAGACATTGAAGCATTGAAAGCAAAGGTCGGTTTATGAATGAAGTTTGGATTGACTGCGTAGGTTTTGAAGGTTTTTACCAAGTGAGCAACTTTGGAAATGTTCGCTCTGTTGAAAGAATGGTAATGAACAGAATGGGCAATGGCTTGCGTAAATCGCCATCAAAACTTTTGAAACAGGGTCTTTCAAGGCCCGGATACTGGATTGTTAGTTTTTGCGCTGATGGCATAAAAAGCAATCAGACTGTGCATCGTCTTGTTTGTCGTGCGTTTATTGCAAACCCAGAAAACAAACCACAAGTGAATCACAAAAACGGAGTTAAAACCGACAACAGACTTTCTAATTTGGAATGGGTAACTGTGTCAGAAAACGGACTTCATGCCTATCGCATATTGGGCGTTCAAGCATGGAACAAAGGCATGAAACTCAAAGCAGAGGTTGACAGCCTCAAAGCCCAAATCAACGGAGCATGAACATGAATGAAATCACCACCGCAGAACAAATCGCCAAGCACTACTCTGCCGCTATGGACAGCGTAAACCTAATCAACGCAGGACAGCCTGAAGACATGACTGATGCTGATTGGGCAGACACGCTCAAGAGGAATTGTGACCACTTGGTCATCATGCTGGCAAAAGACTATTGGACAACAGAAGACCTGACTCCATTGCAAGCGGCATCTGCATGAACCAAGAACTTCAGCACTATTACGAAAACCGCTTTGACATGATGTCAAAAGAGGGTTGGAAGGATTTGTGCATGGATATTGACATTATGATAGAGTCACTCAATAATCTGAGCGTTATTCCTGATGAAAAGACCTTAATGTTTAAAAAAGGTGAACTTTCCATCTTGACTTGGCTGAAAACCTTGAAAGAGGTCAGCGAGAGAGCCTACGAGGAATTGAATGAAAAGAATGTTTGATTTTGCCTGTGCAAACGGGCATAAAACTGAAAGACTTGTTGATTATGAGACAACAAGTTTTCGATGTGAGTGCGGAGAAACAGCCAATCGCACTTTATCTGCTCCAAACTTCAAGTTAGAAGGGTGGTCTGGTTCTTTCCCGTCAGAGCATGGGAAGTTCGAGAAAAAACACCTAGATCAGCTTAAGTGGGAGCAAAAGCACAACTCACAAGCGTAAGCCGAGTTGAATGTCCTAGAACCGATAACGGCAGGAAAAGGAAGAAATATGTTGATTGACAATGAAGATGAGTCGTTAAGTGAGTTAGATGCAGTTGAGCAAAAGAATCAACTACCTGAAGTAGCACCCTTGTCCGAGATGCCTGAGAAATACAGGCAAAAATCTTTGGAAGAAGTGGTCAAGATGCACCAAGAGGCTGAGAAGCTGATTGGGAAGCAAGCGCAGGAAGTTGGGGAAGTGCGAAAGCTGGCAGATGAACTCATAAAGCAAAACCTCTCCTCTAAGCAACAACCTATTGAAAAAGAGCCAGAAGTAGATTTTTTCGAGAATCCACAAGAGGCAGTTCGTAGAACAGTTGATAACCATCCTGATGTACTTGCGGCTAGACAAGCTGGTCAAGAGTTCAAAA